ATATTTGCCGCAGCTAATGCTCCCAAAACACTAATAGCGGATAGAGCCACTTGTGAGATGACATTCATAGCTTCGGCAAAACTTACTTTACCATCTGCACTAGCCTGGGCAATAGCACTACCCAATGCTTGGAAAGCAGAAGCAGCACTTGACATTTCTTCACCGATTGTCTGAATGATACTTTTAGTATTTTCAAACTCATACCCCAGCTCTTTTAACTTAGCAATGTAGTCATCAATCAATGCCTGTTGCTCATCAGTAACAATACCTGGAACAGATCTTAATCTAGCCAATCCTTTCTGATATATTTTAACCTGTTCATTTACTAAACTGAAGGACTCACCAAATGACTCAGCATCAAATTTTGCTTTTAATAACTGCTGGGATATATCATTCTGAATAGTAAACGCTGTAACTACTGGTTCAACTTCGATTTTGTAGTTTTCTATCTCTTTATCAACACTTTTAAAATCAGGTGGTTTAATATCAATATCAGCAGCAATTTGCAGGGACCTTAATAATTTCAGTTGCTCTACTAAATCAGCTAAAACAGGATGGGTAGTTTTCCCTGCTTCTGCAAACTTTCTAATTATTGCCGTAAACAATTCCAGTTTAGCACTAGAAGCATCAAAATCCTCGCCTAATATTTCAGTCATTGCACTAATTACAAGTGACTGTTTCTTATAATCTGCAACGGCTTCATCAATTTTTGGCAGGAACGTTTTCCCGGTAGCATTTCCTTCGGTAGTCTCAATTAATCCTAATACTGTTTGTAGTGTAATCTTGTAATCATCAATGCGTTTTTTATTGGCTGAATACTGTTCTTCCAGTTCTTTAGCCAGAAACTCTTTGCGGTGTCTGATTTGGTTATTTAATCCAGCTAAATATATTTCTGCTGCTCCCTCAGATACAGCTTTCTGATATTGTAATCTAAGATTTTGGAGCTTTTTATCTTCTTTTAATCGTTGGTTTAATTCACTTCTTATATTAGTTGTATATCCTTGCTCTAATTTTATCTGGCCTTCAATCCGTTGTTTAAATGCTTTCAGCTCCTCCTGAGTCATTCCCGTAGCAACCTCCCCTAGCTCACTGATAGTTTTATATTCTTTTAGCAGATTCTTACCGGCCTGGATAGCTGCATTTAATGCTTTTTGAGACTCCTCAGCCTCGACTGTACGTTTTCTAAACAGTCCCAGTGCAACAGCCGCAATACCCAATGCTGTTACTAATGCCATGATAGGATTAGCCATTACAGCTATTCGCAATAGGTTGAACATTTTAATCATTTGGGTACCTGCAATAAGCAACCCAGGCATTACATTGCCGACTAAAAATCCCAGTATTGTCATAAACGGACCTAAAGCAGCAACTACTCCTGCAATTACAATAGTCCATCTTTTTTGACTTTCTGATAACTGGTTAAACCAATCGGCCAGGTTATTTATGAATTTTGCAATCTTTTCTAATATCGGTAAAAAGGCATTAGTAACATACTCGCCAAATCGAACAGCACTTGATTTCATTCCTGATATTGCTGCTTGCAACCGAAATTCTGCTGTACGTGATGCTTCACCAAAGGCTGCCTCTAAGTCTCCTGTATTATCTGTTAGTGCCTCAAATATTTTGATATTGTCCTCCAGGTTATTGCCCATTATATCCAACACACCGGATAAAGCTCGAATATTAGGAAATACTTTTGCAGCTACATCTTCACCATACTGATTAGTCAACTCACGGACTTTCATTAATCCCGAAAGAAGTCCCTGTTCTCGAATAATAGAACGCATCTCTTCGGCTGATGTACCCATCTCGATTAATGCATCTGATGCCTGTTCTGTTGGTTTTAATAGTGAAGCTAAAATTTGCCTCAACTGGATTGCTGCCGTGGCTGCATTTGTACCTGTACGTGTCATAGCAGCCGTTGCTGCTCCGATCTGTTGAAATGAAACACCCATTGCTGATGCAATCGGTAATACCTGGCCCATTGAAGTTGCCAGTTCAGCAGGTTCCGCTTTACCTTCTCTTACGGTTGCCACAAGTGCCTCTGTTGCCTGTTGTGCATTTAATACTGCTGGACCGTAAGCATTCATTGCCGAAGTAACAAGATCAGCCACTTCTTTTGTTTCTCCTAATCCAGCAGTTGCGGCCTTTGCAGACATTTCAAGTACCTCCATCGCCTCTGCACCCCTTATACCAGCCGATGTTATGAAAAACAATGCTTCACTTAATTCCTTTGGCCCTTTTGCAACAGCAGGAGCAAGTGCAAGTATGTCATCTCTCCATCCCTCTGTCTGTTCTCTTGCTACTCCTACCAAACCAACTATCTTTGACATATTCGCATCAAAATCTTTGTACATTTTAAATGATGCTCCTCCTACTAATGCCATTGGTAAAGTTAAATACGTAGTCATTGATTTTCCAACACTACGCATAGTCGCTCCAGTAGTCTTTAATGAAGTATTGATTTTTCGCACTGATGATATGGCTGTGGCTTCAAAACGCTTCATTTTTAACTCAGCCATAGCAAGTTGCGATGTATCCACTCCCAGCGTTGCTATTAATGCACCTATATTCATTGTTTATTTTTTAATAATGTAGGCTTCCTTGTACCTCTTATTTTCTTTATTTCATCTGGCGTAAGTTCTTTATTGTTCTGTGATAATGTAGCAATCTCCATCATTGTTTCATAAATCTCGTCAGTAGTCTGCTTCTCTTTTTTATCCTGCTTTTCTATTTGCCACCAAAACGGGAAAAAGTTTTTCAATTCAGGTCGCTGGCTACCAGGTTTACCATATTGACTATGTGCTATATCTGCTAAAATAAAAGAGATATAAGCAGCATGGTAATCTGATCTCCATTCACCTATCGGCTCTATTTGATCGTATGCCTCCCATTCCATTAGCTGTGTAGCTGTCATCATCTCCTGTAAATAATCAGGATGCAGTACACCAAGTTTCAAACAAAGAGCAAAATGCAACCGCCTCCCAGGGCGGCTTTTCAGTTTTTTACAAGCTCCTCCCTATCCTCTTCTGTTATCTTGTTTAAGCGTTGTGCTGCCTCTACTATCTTTTCCAGCCATGATGCCTTAATGCTTTCATTTAAAGTATGAGCATCAGCAGGTTTTAATTGAAGTTCTCCTTTCTCATCACAGATAGTCATAACAGCTAGTTTCGCTTTAAAATCATCTAACTTAACAGTTGGTGCTTGATTTCCTTTTTTTGATCCTTGCATTATTGCAGACTCATTAATTAAAGAACGCTCCCATAATTCTTTTTGCTTACCTGTCATTTCAGTTACGTAAACAAATGATTCCTTGTCCAGATCAACTTTTTCTATTGCAAGCTGACCACGTTTTAGTAATTTTTCTCTTGATAATAACATTGTGATTATGTCTTTTAATTATTAAATATCCGTGATTAGGATCTCTTGTTTATGCACTAAGATATGATGCGGCACCGCCACTACCACTACTTTGGTTGAAAATAACCTGACCGCTGACTTTAATAACAATATTGGCTGTTACTTTATCATCGGTTGGTACTTCAATAGGACACTCGGTTACTAATCCAGAAAACTCAAACGATGTACCGTTTGTATCTGATAAAAGTACCTCATAGTTTTGCGCTGTTGAACTCTGAAAGTCCTTCAGCATCTTCTTATATGAACTCCACGTAAAGTTCATTGCAAGACTCACTGTTCCTGCATCTCGAAAGCCAGTAATGAACTCCCGATAACCTCCCGTAGAATCCAAAGAAGTCACATCAATAAAATCCCTGGTCATTGTAGGCCCTGATATTGAATTGACTTCTGCTAGGTTTTCCCATGATCCTCCAGATGAATCCCATCTGCGGAATAATGTTCCAACTCCACTAAAAGCATTACTCATAATTACCTCCTTTGAATGTTAATTAAAAATTTAAATTTAGCCACTCAACACCAGACTTCATCATCTACGTTGAATATTAAAATTTACTATAAATCTCACTCTACCCTGCTCATCAGTATCCAGCATAGCCGGACCGCTTGCACAATAGATTATTGAATATAAGGTTCCA